ACGATTTTCGTCAATAACGCAAGTAGTAAAAATGGCAATAAAAGATTTAATCGTACCTGCCTTTGTTGGAACAAATACTATTGAGTTTATTGTTACTCGTGGTATGGGAATAGCTAATCCGACTATTCAGTTTTATGTCTCAGCAAACGAGATAATTGGCAACATTGCTACGGAAGACCTTTTCCGCAAAGCGATTGCTGTGACAGGCTACACATTTTCCTTAGTTAACAAAGGTGATGGCTCTGCAGTAACAAGCGGATCTGTCACAACTAAAATTACTAAAGACGGCGGTACTCAGGGAAACACCTCCGCTTCTGCTGTTCACGAAGGTAATGGACAATGGTCCATTAACCTAACAGCAACTGAAATGGACGCAGACATCATTGCTTTGTCCTTTACTCATACTGACGCAATAATTAAGCACGTGGTATTCAAAACGCATGGCTAAACAACGCAAGAGACCGGGTTGGGCTTTATTCATAGATCGAATGAAACGTGAGCAGAGATATCATTTGTTCCGTGAGATCTATGACCGTTTACTTGAAGAAGGTGACACTCAGAAAAACGCTTCCTACAAGGCGTGTGTGGAAATGGGGTATGAAGGACCGGACAAAGAGAGGGAAGTACAGGCCGATTGGCTACAGATACAGGAACAACAGTTGGCGAAGGAGGAAAAGAAGCAAGAGAAACAGCGACTGGAAGAAGAGAGAGCTCCTGCTAGGCTTCAGAAAGAACAGCTGGATTTAATTGACGAGCTTGGTGAATATGACATAAATGAGTCGGATTTACCTGAAGACATTGCTTGGGTGTTTCACAACCTTCACAAGTGCAAGGGAGAGGTTGATGAATGGCTCGTTGTTCCAGATCAGGCACCAACACCCGGTGCTTGGAGCATGGTAGTTTGGGCAGTTGGAAACCAGACTAAATTCATGGAGCTTGTCATTCGTGAACAGATGAAAATCAACACGAACAAAGACGAAGACAAAACGATGAAGGCTACTAACCATACGATTGATCAGATAGAAGAGATGTTAGCCAACATATGACTTTATACAAACAAGTTCCAAAAGACTATAAATCGAACTTAGAGTATCGCAGGGATCTGCTTAAATGGGCTGATACTGTTGAGCGACAACGTGTTTTATACACTGCATGCAAAGAAGACATACTGTTTTTTATTAACGCTTTTTGTTGGTTGTACGAACCACGGTCGTCCCGTTTACGGGGGACGACCTCTAATGTAATACCGTTTCTTACTTATGGTTACCAAGATCGTGACTTTGTCATTATGAATGACGCACTTGGCGTAAATGACATTGGCATTGAAAAGTCTCGTGACCTTGGTGCAACGTGGATGTTTCTTACGCTATTGTTTTACCAGTGGATGTTTCACGATTTCAGTAGTTTTGGAATTATGTCTCGTACAGCTGATCTTGTAGACAAGCCAGGTAAGAAAGATACGCTGATGTGGAAGTTGGATTTCTTACTTACTGGTGACGGCGGGAAGGGTGGCCTTCCGCCTTGGATGAGACCTAAAGTTTACCGAACAGCAATGTTGATGGAGAACCAGAACAACGGATCTACGTTTGAAGGTGCCTCAACAACGGAAGATGCTTTCCGTGGTGGCCGTAAAAAGTGCATTGCTATTGATGAGTATGCGGCTTTTCCAAACGGCGATGATTACAAAGCTCTTGCAGCTACCCAACATGCAACCGATTGCCGAATGTTTGTGTCTACACCGAAAGGTGCAAGCGGTGCTTATTACGATGTGATGCACCAAGAATCAAACATGATAAAAGTCATTATGGACTGGAAAGAACATCCTGTCCGAAAAAGGGGGCTTTATACAAGTGACGACGGAATTGTCAAAATACTTGATGATACGTTTGATTACCCTGAAGACTATCCTTTCGTTAAAGACGGAAAGTTCAGGAGTCCTTATTACGATCAAGAATGTATGCGGCCTGGGGCTACTCCTCAGTCAATTGCTCAAGAATTAGATCGTGATTACGGTGGTTCTGAATACCAAATATTCGGAAAGGATCTATACGAAATTGGAAAAGAGAATCTGGTTACTCCTTACACTACTGGGATTTTACATTACGACGAAGACGATCTTGAGCCTGACTTTAATGAAACGCAAGACGGTCCTTGGAAGCTTTGGTGCCATCGCAACGCAGAGGGTAGGCCCCTTTCTACCGGCCAGTATGTTGTCGGTTGTGACATTGCTGCCGGGCTCGGAGGTTCTTACAGTTCCAATAGCGTGTGTTTTGTGGTGGATCGCGTTACGAACGAACAGGTTGCGGAATTTGCTACAAATACCCTTAGACCAGAAGCATTTGCAGATTTAGTTATTTCTGCTTGCCGTTGGTTTAATAATGCTTATTTGATATGGGAAATGAACGGTCCTCCGGGTGGTGCTTTTGGCCGTCAGGTTTTAGATCGTTGTTACCCCAATATTTATTTTAGAAACGCTGAAGGTCGTTCTTTTAAGAAGAAGACAAAAAATCCTGGGTGGTTCAGTAACGACAAAAACAAATTATCAGTTCTCTCAAAGATGAGTAGTGCTGTACAATCAAGACAGTATGTAATCCGTTCTAATAAGCTGCTAGAAGAGTGTCGCCAGTATGTTTACAAGGACGGTAAGGTTGTTCATTCTCGCAGTATAAAAACGCAAGACGATTCCGCAAAAGGCCAATCGCATGGAGACAGAGTCATCGCTGCAGCCATTGCTTGGCACGCTGTTCAAGAAAGACCACCTAGTGAGAACCCTAAAATAGAAGAAATACGAGACACTGCACCTGTTGGCAGTATGGCTTGGAGATTTCTTAAACGTGAAACCGAACTCAAAAAACACGCAAACACTGGTTGGGAATAATGGACATATACAAAGAAAGTGAACGAGCTAAGTTATTTAAGTGCATTGAATACTCTACTAGGAATCTTCGTCCTTTTAGAGAGCTACGCAAAAATCTAGTTAAAGATTATGTAGGTACTTATTACAACCAAGGTTCTGATACACCAACTGCTGAGATCATAATGAATCTCATGTATCAGACTGCAGAAACTTACACTATGTCTTTAGCTGCTAATCGTCCTAGGATATTGGTTAGTAGTAAATACCCTGATCTCAGTTGGTTTGCGCATCATTTCCAAAGAAGCTTGAATAACCTAATTGAAGAGATCCATCTTGAAGAAACGCTTCGCAAAGCGGTTTTAGAAGCTTTCTTTGGTATGGGGATCGTTAAAGTTTACACCGCTGAGTCTGGTTTAGTTGAGCTTGAAGGTGAAGATGAGTGGGTAGATCCTGGCAAGCCTTACGCAGAAAACATAAGCTTCGACGATTTTGTTTACGATTTAGAAGCTCCTAGCTGGAACAAGATAAAGTATGCGTTAAACAAATATCGAATGGCTCGTTCCAAAGCAGAGCAAGATACTTCTTTTGATCAGGACGTATTAAAAAACTTACCTAAAGCGACAAGAGAATCTGGGATGATGGATCATCGTCCTGACAAGCCATTGCGAGATTCTTTTGTTGGTGAGTCTAAACCAGATTCTTACGAACCTGAAATAGAGCTAATGGATGTTTGGTTGCCTCATGAAAACATAGTTGCTACTTTCCCAGTTGGCGGCAATTCTCCGCCAGTGCGTGTTGTTAATTGGGAGGGCCCTGAAAGTGGCCCGTTCCACATACTTACTCTTGCGGCAGAAGTTCCTGATCAAATCATGGGCGTTTCTCCGGCAATGAACCTTAAACCTTTGAATGACATTATCAATGGCCTCCTTCGGAAACAAAAACGCCAAGCTCAAAGGCAGAAGGACATTCCGTTTTATCAAGACGGTGCTCACGAAGATGCTCAGAGATTGCAAAGAGCAGGTGACGGTGAATGGACAAGGGTGTCTAATCCAGAGTCAGTCAATGTATTAAAAATGGGTGGAGTTGATCAGTCAAACCAAGCGTTTAGCATGAACATGCAAGAGCAGTTTGACCGCATGGCTGGCAATCTCCAAATGATGGCTGGTTTGGGTCCTCAAAGCGACACAGCTACTCAGGACAAATTGATTCATGGAGCTGTTTCCAAACGTGAAGCTAACATGCAGTATCGTGTTGTTGATTTCACAACTAACATTTGTCGTGATTTAGGTTGGCTTTTGTGGTCAGATCAAGCCACTGAAATGGAGACAAACTACCAGATTGCTGGCGTTGATTTCCAGACAACCTGGACTCCTGAAATGCGTGAAGGTGATTACATACAATACAATTTTGAAATTGAACCTTATTCAATGATGTATAAGTCACCTTCAGAAAAGCTAAACAACATAACTCAATTTGTTACTCAAATAGCAATGCCTATGCAGGAAAACATGATGCAATCGGGCGGTTCAATTGATTTTCAAGAATTGACTCTTTTGTATTCCGAACTTCTTGACATACCTAGATTGAAAGAAATTGTTGTATTTGAAGAAATGAAAGAAAATAGACCTACGCCTGAACCTGCTGAAGCTCCACAGCCTCAGCACACGGTAAAAGAAAACATCCGACGATCTGTTCCTACTGGAGGAACAAGGGATTCAAGAAGTCACGTTATGCAACAATTATTACAAGGTGGTCAACCAAATGAGCAACAGATGTCTCAAATGGGTCGAACACCGGCAGGAGGTTAAAATGCCAAAAGTAGGAAAGAAGAAATTTAGTTACACAAAAAAAGGTAAAACTGCTGCAAGAAAGCACGCTGCTAAGACGGGAAAGAAAGTGCGGAGCAAAAAGTACTGATGAAAACAATTGTTCATGTAAACCAGCATGTAATTAAGTTAAACAAGAAAAAGCAGAAGATAGATCCTGTTCTTACTGTAAAAACTTATAAAAGCAATCGTTACGCTCATGAAGCTGTAATTGTGGATGATGATGGATCTGAGATAGCTAGGATTGTTTACAGGCCTCACAAGCCTTTGTCTTGTGGGGCTCATTGCTGGATTGAAACACAAAAAAAGGTAGTTATTGATGTCTAGGAAGAAATACTATTACCGCAACAAAGACGGCGAGCTGGGCTGGCATAATGAACCAGCCCCGGAGTACGGCAAGGAAAACGCCACAAAAAACTCTCGTCGTCTAGGTACAAACGCTTGGAGTACTGGATTGTCTAGCGTGGCAGCTGCTGTTCATAGCAATCAAGTTGAAGAATTTAGAGGAGACGCTAAAAAGCATGGCTTTACTGGCGTTGACTTCAAAAAGGATGGTACGGCTGTTTTTAGTTCTCGTAGAGAACGGGCTAAGTACTTAAAACATCGTGGTTTACGTGACCGTGATGGTGGATATAGTGACTGAGGAAGCATAAATGAGCGAAGAACAAGAAGGCGAAGAAGTCGAATTAACAGATTCTGATCTTGCTGTTATTGATGAAATTAACGAAGAACGAGGAATTGAAATAGAATCTGACGATAATTTCGTTGAAACAACTGAAGAAACAGTCCAAGATATAGATACGGATAGTGTTGATAGTTCCACTTCCGAACCCACCGTTTCTGGGGAGTTACGTCAAGCTGCAGAGTACTACGGTCTCAATACAGATGATTTTTCAAGCCAAGAAGCATTAAGTCGTGTCGTAGATCAGTTTATCCTGGGGGAACAACAGTACCAACAGGCTTACAGTCAACAATACGCACAACAGCAGGGTCAAGGTACTCAAGGTGATAATGTCCCTACAGTCCAAGAAATTGCTGATCAGTTTAGGGTCCAACTTGGTGATGATTATGACGAGGGTCTTCGATCTGCTATTGATGGTTTAGCTGACAACATTGTCGGTTCTTTCAATGGTCAGGTTGATCAACTTCGCCAACAGATTAATTATCAGCAACAGTTTGTTGATCAAGCTTACCGAGAGCAATCACAGTCGATGGCTCAAGGGCAATTAGATCAATTTAATAATGCAGTTAAAGATCTTAAACACAATAATTTGTTTGGCGATAAGCCTTTTCAGGATCTTGATCCAAACAGTTCGGAGGCAGCAAATATGTCTTCTCTGTTTGACCAGATGACTGTTCTAGCTACTGGTTATCAGCAGTCAGGACAGCAAACACCTGGATACAAGCAACTTGTCGAACAATCATACCGTGCCTTATTTGGCAATGAAATAGATTCGTTAAACCGTCGCAGAACAAATGACAGATTGCGGAAAGCAGCAAAAAGAAAACTTGGTGGTGGCTCAGCTACTAGAAAGGCTTCTCCAGCTCCAACCGACGATCCGATTAATGATCCTATTCTCAAAGAAGCCTTTGACGGTTTCTTAAGGGAAAATGGTGATATGTGATGAAACTTTATAAGGAGTGAGCAATATGCCATTGCTACCAGATCAATTAGACGATTTTGTCAATTTGACCTTGGACAACTTCAAGAAGCGAAAGTGGGTTGACCTTTCACTAGATCTACAACACCACATTTTTGCGTCCAAGTTCTTAAATGGCAAAGCAGCCGACCCTGAAAAGGGCGGCGTACAACTTAACTGGAAAGTCCAAACAGCTAACACTGGGACTGCCAAGTTTAGTGAACTTTATTCCGTTGACACTACTAGCGTAAAAGACCTAACTACTGAAGCTAAGCAGCAGTGGACTAAAAGTACGGTCAATTTTAGCTACGATGTAGATGAAGACGTTTTTCAATCTGACCGAGAAACGATCATTCGTGAAGTAGAAGTGCGTGAGCATTCTATGTATAACGATTGGTTTGAATTGATGGAAGAGGCTCTTTGGAGTGCTCCTTCGTCATCTACCCAGTCTCCTCGCTTGCCTTCTGGTATTCCTTTCTGGATTCAGAAGTCGGCAACTACCCCTGCCGGTGGTTTCACTGGTGGAGATCCAAGTGGATTCACCAATGGTGCTGGTGGTATTAAAGTTGCTGATGT